AGCGATGCCAGGGATTTTCCAGTCTTCGGCTCGGCCGCAATCATGCCGTTGCCGCCTACCTGGATTACGCCATCCACCAGCCACTCAATTTCCGCATCGGCGGTCATGGACCATTCCACAGCGTCCACCAGCCAGTTCTCTCTCTTGGCATCCGTCCCCACCCAGAGCGGCGATTCCACAATTCGCTTCTCCAGCTCGGCCACGGTGTGTTCTTTCAGAAAGTCGCTGACGTCGCTTTTCTCCGGCATCTCCGGGAAGGAGATCACGCGCACGGCATAGGCAAAGGGAGCAACGGAAGCCGCAACCGTCTCTGCGTAGATCTGGCCAGGCTCGTCGTGGTCGGCGAAGATCATCACCTGCTTGCCGGTGAAATACGGCGCGTAAGAGTCCAGCCACTTCGGCGAATGCCCCTTCTGCCATGCGCCGTCGTAGGTCGTCGTCGTGGCAATTGAAAAGGCGTACTTGGCAAAGAGATTGGCTTCCAGCAGGTTGTCGGCATCTTTTTCGCCTTCGCAAACCATGGCGATGTTAGATTTCACCAGATGCGGCAGGTTGTAGAGCACGCGCCGCGTCCGTTCGCCTTCCTTGGCGTCGATGCCCGGCTTCCATGCACCATCCACCAACCGGAAAACGCGGAAGGTCTTTTCGCCAATCTCTGGCTGGTAACGCCGCTTCTGGAACAGTGCCAATCCGTTCTCGTCGCGATAGTCGTAGATCGCCACGGGGGGCCCGAGCTGCATCTCACCCTCACGGCGCGCCACCGGCGCGGCTCCGGTAATTTCAGCCACGTTGGTTTCGGCTTGCTCCAGCGAGCAGTGAGAGAACCGCGCTTCGAACTGGAAGACGTTGCCCTTGGCGCCGCAGGCGTGGCAGTTGAAGCCGCCGTTGCCGTCCAGGAAGAGCGTGCAGGATGGATTCGCTTCGTCGTGGAAGGCGCAACGCACGGCAGCCTTCTCACGCGCCGGAATGTGCTGCCCTGGGTGGCGGTGTTCGAAGTAGTGCCGAATTTGGTCGAAGCTCAGTTGCATTGCGTTTTCCTCTCCAGTTCCCGTTGTGCCTTGTGAAGCCCCACGGCCAGGTCTTCGGCCGTGGGAGAGTTACGCCACGCTTAGCACTTCGTAGGCGCGCACACCCGGCTTCAATCCCCAACGCTTCGAAGTTCGCCACCGGCCTTCGCCATAAAACTTTTCAGGGCCACACGCCACCTTGCTGAGTTTGCCGGCCGTATCCAAGCGGCAGTATTCCTTCCAGGCCGCCACCATCCCGTCGCGAATGCCGTCCAAGTCGCCGGGATAGGTCTTGAGTTCCTGCTCGGCCTGTCTGGCAATCTGGTTTCGAGCCCATTCGGTTGTCATGCCGATGGCTTCAATCACAGCCGTTGCGATCATCTGCGCTTCGTCGCTCAACGGCTCGTTCACCCGTTGCTGCATAGTTCGTTTTTTCCATCGGTCTCTCGGGGAAAGAGAATCGCCGGGGGCATCGGCGGATTCCAGAGTTTCTCCGGAATCTGCCCCCCTGTTCCCTGTTCCCTGTTCCCTGTTCCCTGTTCCCTGATCAGGGCGGAGCGGCTCCGTAACTTCCCCGAGGCTCTCTGGATCTTTCACGAGTAACTCTGGAGACTCTCCGGAAACTTCCGGAGTTCCTTCCCATAAGATGAGTGAAACATTGAACTTACTTTTTGTAGGGTGACTAATCTTCTGATGGTTTTTGAAATGGATGACTTGTCCGTAGCGCTTACCGTTGTAGCTGCCGAAGCGTAAATAACCGATCGATGCAAGTTCTTTCAAATATTTCGAAATATTTTTAAAATCTTTGCGTAATGGGCACGTTCCGGCACGCACAAGCACCGGATTTGCGTTGAAGTAGCCCTCGTCATCGGCGTAGCAGAGCAGCGCTTCAGCAAGAAGATGCGCTTGCGCCGACAAGGACGAGAGTCCTTCATTCGCGTTGAACTCCGGTTTGATACTGCGTATACGACCCATCACTTATCCTTGTTTCTTTGCGCTTTTTGCTTCGAGGTACGCTTCAATGAATGCTTGTGCCGCAGGGATGCAGATTGCATCGCCGTAGAGGCGAAGTCGTCCCACGCGGGCGGCACTCCCATGAGCCAGCGGGAATGAGCCGGATTCAACTGGCCGGAACTTTCCATCCCGGCATCCAATCCAGTCAGCATCTCGCCAGAAGCCGTTAAGCGGACTGGCCCCGCGAACTTCACTGCATGTTCCAAAGTCGTCGTGTGCTTCCTGCCGTCCAGCGTCATTCCCGTTGCGTCCATCACTTCCGTCGACACCGAACGGCCTCCATTCGGGGTACAGGGAGTCGGCCATGCCGCCAAGTATGCTTGTGATGGCACCCGATCCAAGCGCGTTCTCTTCGAACCGTCTGGGTTGATTCCCGTCTGTGCCATTCCCGGCGTGTCCTTCCAATCTCGTGCGGATGGGCTCGCCCAAGCTGACAGAAACACTTGGTCCTCCAGACGGCTCTTCTTGTCCTCCGCTCGGTCTGGATTCCCCGTGCTGTGTCCCGTTTCTGTCGAACGTGGAGTTGCCCAAGTCGCCAGATTCGCTTGGCTGTGCAGTGTGTCCGGCTTGCCCCGATGCGCTCCCGCACATTCCGAGTCCTCTGCCTTCGGCGTCGACCATGACGAAAGAGTCGCCGCGTTGCTCAGGTCGTGCGGGAAATAGTGGTTGTCCGCTTCCGTGTTGCCCCGCAGCTTGTCGTCGTGCGTCTGCGGTGTTGGCCAGTGCGTAATTTGCGCTGCTTCCGACAAGTTGACCTGGTGCCCCTGTTCTCGTCGCAACGCCGCTTTCTCCGGGTCCGCATACTCGCCGCCTCTCCGGCACGCATCCGGACTGGGCCAGGAAGTAAAGTCGTTCTTTTTCCGGTTTGGCAATGCTCGGAGTGACATGATCGAGTTCCCGTTTGGTGTTTCTCGCGTTTTCCATACGTGTCCAAACAATCCAGATTGCAATGTTGAAGTGAAGCCGCTGAAAAATCTGTTCTTGGAGTTGCTGCTCCCTGCCGCTTTCAGGTGCCAAAAGGGACATTTGCATCATGCCGCACCTCGGCACATTCTCCTTGCAAATTCCAAATTTTTCAGCGACTCCACAGGCCGCTTAGCCCATGAAGTCTTACCGCCAAGTGCTGCGATCTCCCGGCGGTCCATCTTGGGCAACTCGACAACGCGCCGTATTGGTTCATGGTGCAGATGCCATTCTCTGTGGCACGGGTCGCAAAGCCAGCGCACTTCAAGCGGCTTGTTGTAGTCATCATGGTGCGCATGAATTGAACTGCGTCCGTGTTTCTGCTTGCTGTTGTCGCCGCACACTTCACACGGTTGCTGAATGAGTTTGCCGCGACAAATTGCCTTGGCCACAATCGCATGGACTCGCTTGTCGTATGGATAACCACCCTTAAAAAAGTGGTTGTCCTCGCCCCAGCGTTGTTGCGAACGAAAGACCACATTGCGGCGTTTGAGTGCGGCATAAAGGCTATTACGTCGTTGGCCGTATGCCTTTGCGACTTCCGCGACAGAGAAGCCAGCGTTGTACATCGCAACGGCGTCTTCGAAATTCTTTCTTTTAGCTGGCATATCAATCGCTCCTTTCGCCAAAAAAATACAGTCTTTGTCTGATGTGAGGTGCTCCAAATCCACTAGCCGGGATATCCGCAGCAACCACCGAATAACCCGCGCTGTTCAAATCCGACTTCACCAAGTCGTACCAGCCAAGTGCCAACTTGCTCGAAACTTGTTCTCCAAAAACAATTACTGGCTTGCGTATTTGAATAAGCGGGAAAAGGGCAGGCCAAAGGTGCCGTGGGTCGTCGAATCCTTTTCCTTTGCCAGCCACAGAAAAAGAAGGGCAGGGGCAAGAAAACGTCCAGACGGGCCGGTCGTCGGGCCATCCAGCTTGACGCAGGGCGACGCTCCAGAATCCGCCACCTGCGAAGAAGTGGCATTGGGCATATCCCATAAGGTCGGCTGGTTCAACATCGACGATGCTCCGTTCATCTACATCCCCCGGTGCAATTGCGCCTGCTTGGATGGCTTCCCGCAAGACTTCAGACTTGAAAGGATCGATCTCGTTGTAGTAAGCGCCGATCTGCATCATCTGTTCCTGCGCTCCTCAAAAAAATGCGCAAAGAATCCCCGACCGCTCAAGAAAGCAGAGTGGCAAAGTCGCATCGATTCAATGCAATTTTTAGGTGTGGGAGTTACGCAGCTCTCTCGGCAGCACGCTCGGCCAGCCAGTGATCAATGTCGGCAGACAGCCAACCCATGGCACGCATGCTGAGCTTTACCGGAGCGGGGAAAGAACCCGACTTTTGGAGTGAATAGATCGTGCTAGCGCTCAGTCCGACCATCGCTACCACTTGCTTCTTACGCAGAATCGCTGGCGATCCTGGTACCTCGGTAGGTTTCTTCATCTCAATATCCTCAAGCGAAACTACCGTGATTATTCGCGTTTTTTTTTGCTTTGCAAGCGGAATTTTTAAAACTAATGCTATAAGTCGAGATAAGTCGAGAATGAGCTAAAACGTCGAGGTAAAAAGGCCGGCGCACGGGGTATTTTCCCCTCGCGGCCGGCTCGTTTTTTTAAATTTTGTTGTTAGGCGGCGGGAATTTCTCGCGTTGCTTTATTGCGGCACTCGTCCAAAAAATCTGCCCAGGCTTGCATCATTTGTCGACGCGGTTCAAGATATTGCGCATAGTTGTAAGCCTGTGAAACCGTATCGCCAGCTCCAGAAACATGGGAAAGTTGCGTTTCAATGTGAAGATGATTGAAACCTTTCTCGTGCAGATAGGTCGATGCAAGACCTCGCCATCCATGCCCTGTCATCGTCCGATGATAGCCAAGGCGTTTCAGCGTATGCAG